ACATTAAGTTTAGGTTAAGTACTATTAATAAAAATAAGTACTATTCGGAAAGATCCCCTACTGCTACCCATGTATTAGCAGCTCTTTTTATGATGGTAACAGCAGACCATTGCGATCTTAGTTTAAGGCCAGGTGTTCCATTTACAGTTGTTGTTCCTGGAGTTACTGCTGCAATTGTTATCTGTCCAGAGCCTGTTTGAAGAATATTTAATTGAGTGCCTATTGGAAAATTTGTAGTTGCATCCGTTGGTATTTGAAATGTTCCAGCAGTTGCGCCATTGCTTAACTCAAGCCATTTATCTTTATCTGTCAGTACTGCCGTATAAGCATTTGTAGTAAATGAGGGTGTAGAAATTATTAAATTAGATGATGAAAATTCTACCGCATTTGTTCCGTCGCCAACAATGATTTTATCATTAGTAGCATCAAAGGCTATTCTTCCTGATGTTGTTGATGAAGTTGATGATAGCGTAAGTGTTGGAGTTGTGACGGTAGGAGAAGATAATGTTTTATTAGTTAGTGTTTGTGTAGCACTTTCAGTGACAACATTTTGATTATTTACGGTTGCGGTTGATCCCTCAACGACTAATCCGTTTTTTATACGAAAGTCTCTATTAGTAGTTGCCACTGAAGTTCACTATCCCCTCGTGGTTCACTTTACGCCTCTATTAGCGTTTTGTGTACCTTTACTGTTGTTGTTCCAGTTGCTGTTACTTTCAAACGAACATTTCCGCTATCATAATCAGCATCTGTTGTACCAATTTGTGCATTACTTTGAATATCTGCATATTCAGTTAAATATACATTGTTATTTCCATCAATAGTCACTAGAACTTCTAGAACTTCAATATCATTACCATCCCGCATTTGCACAATATATTTTGCACTCTTATAGTTTGTTGCTGACCAAGAATCTACCACAGTAGCGCTTGTACCTGATAAGCTTGTGGTAGCAGTTCCTATTAAAGCATCTGTTAATATAATTGAACCTGCTGTTAACGATCCACTGCCAACTGATAAGCCAGCAAAAGTTGGGCTAGATGTTGACGCAATACTTTGTGGAAGTGACAGTGTTACTGATCCAGTAGATGTATTTGCTGAAACTTGATCAGCAGTTCCAGCAATACTTGTTACACCAGTATTTCCAATTGTAAGGATATTGCTTGTTGATGCATATGAAACACTAATTCCTGTAGTAGATGTTACTGCATTACCAAATCCATCTATAGCAGTTTCAATATCTGATGTAAATGCAACGGTACCTGTAGCATCTTTAAATGTAATTGTATTATCCTGTGTTGGATCTGTAAATGTTAAAGTTGTTTCGTGAGTATCGTTAGTTCCTTCAATTACAATATTATTATCAAGAACCAATAACCCAGAAATAGAAGGTGTTGTTAATACTGGACTTGTTAAAGTTTTATTTGTAAGGGTTTGAGTAGTTGATAGATCTGCTGTAATACCAGTATTTATACTAAATACATTTCCTGTAAGAGTTAAACCATTTCCTGCATTATAGGTTCCTGCTCCAGAGAATTGCTGGAATACAATTGGATCTACTCCAAGTGTTGTTACTTTTTCTGTTTGTACCCAGCCAGTATTGTCATTTTGTGTACCGCCCGTTATGAATACGAAGTCGCCACCTTGAATTTCTGCTGAAGTGTCAAAGTCAGATGCACGAACTGCTGCGCCAGATGTTACAGCTAGATAAATACCATTTTGAGATGTTGTACTCTGGTTTTTAACAAGAACACGATTTCCAGCTACAAGTGTAACACCATCAATCATATCTCCTGCTTCAAGATCAGTTGATAGGTCAATATTATTTGTTGTCGCTGTAACGCAAGATGCGTGAATGTGTAGACCCTGTGCAACTGCATCAACATAGCCTACTGTTGCTGCATGTGTTGAGTTTGTTGGTGTTCCATTAATTGTAACGTTTCCAGCAATTGTGACGTTATCTGGAAGTCCAATTGTTACTGCTCCTGTTGAAGCAGAAACTGTTACTTCGTTTTCAGTTCCAGCAAGACTTGAAACTCCACCTGATGCATTAAATGAAAGTGTTCCAGCTTCATCGTTGTATGTGATAGAGATATTTGTTTGTGTTCCAGCTGCGATTGCTGCAGCAACTGCATCTACAGAAGCCTCTGCAAAATCTGTAACATTTCCAGATGATACTGAAATTGTATTGCTTGTAGAGCTAATTGTTTTATTTGTAAGAGTTTGTGATCCAGATGTTGTTGCAACTGTTGAATCAATTGCTACTGTTACCGCCGAAGATCCATTAAACGATGTTCCTGAAAGACCTGTTCCAATTGTCAAAGCATTTGGAGTTGCTGCAGTAATTGTTTGTGATGATCCAAGAGAAATAGATGTTCCATTTACAGTTACTGAGGAGTTAGAAAGTTTATCATTTCCAATTGACCCTGCAAGCATTGTATTTGTTACAGTTCCAGTATCTCCAGTTGTAATAACAGTACCTGTGACATTTGGAAGTGTAATTGTATGATCTGCTGTAGGATCTGTAACAGTCAAAGTTGTTTCAAATTCATTTTCTGTGCTGCCTTCAAACACTACACCATTTCCATTAATAACTGGAGATGTAAGTGTCTTATTTGTTAGTGTCTGTACTCCGCTTTCTGTTACATACCCCGTTAAAGATGGAATATCTGAAGTAAGAGCTACAGTTCCAGTTGCTGATGGAAGCGTTAAAACTCCAGATGCTGTGTTAGCAGCAACAATCTGTGTTTGTCCAGTAGTTGCACCATTAATATATAAACCATTATTAACATAAAGACTTGAAATGGTTGGAGAAGTATTTAATACTACTGTGTTTCCAGAACCAGCATATGAACTTATAGTGTTATTCTGGATTTGAAAAGTATTTCCAGCATCACCAGTGTCAAATGTTTTATTTGTAAATGTGCTGGTGCTTGCTTCTGTAAGAACGTTAGATCCATTTACAGTAGCACTTGTGCCTTCTACTACAAGGCCGTTTTTAATTCTGAAGGCTTTATCTACTGTTGCCATTCTTTTCTCCTTATAAGGGTTTATGCCTTAAGACCAGTTCGGTAAAACCGTATGGTCATCGGGCTAAGTGTTGGTGTCACCGTCATGCTAATTATACCAGAATTTAGGCTAGCACTGATATTACCTACATTATCAGAGGTATTAGCTACTGATGCAAACTCTGTTATATTTTGGTTGGTGCCATCAAAAACTATATTTATTTCACTACTTCTATATGAAGAACTAGCAGAGTGAGATAGTTGAATCATATATTTAACAGTTCTCCAGGTAGAGGTATCTATTGTGTCAAATACTGTGGCTGATTCTATACCGTTGATTATTACGCCATTATTTCCATCCCCACCCAAGACATCGGCCCTAAAAGAGGTGGTATCAATTAAATCAGCATAATCTTGACCATTTGGTTTATCACCAGTTTCAAATTTTGACTTTAGTTGATTAATTGGAATTATGGCCATATTAAGATTATATCATAAAATATAGTTGTTAAAGCCTATAATTGCAATGCCAATTGGTGGGACATTACTAGGACTATATCCAGGAACTGTAATATTTGTTATACGAATTCTAAACGGTATATCATAAATAACCATAGACTTATATGGATTATCTATAACTTGTGAAAAACGTTCTGTACAGTCTTCTAATATTTCTGAATACCGTTTACTTTTTTGAATTACTGTTGAAGATGCCATTAATCTGTAAAGTCTTCAATCATTTTTATTTTACCCTGCAAAACTGTCCAGACAATGGCTCTTCCTGGATCGTAGGATAATTGTATATCAAATTCATCATCAGTTTCAAGAATTTCTGTTTCTTCTGAAGCAAGGTATATGGTAAATTCTCCTGGACCATCATCTGGATCTGCTTCTGGCGTAATTGAAAGAACAATTGTATCTGTAGAGGGGCGATAAAAATCCATAGCTAGTGTTGCTTCGGTTATATCTATGGGATTTCCAGCATCGTCTTGTACATACATTCTAAAACTAGCAGTATCTCCACGAACTATTGTCCATGTTGATTGTGGTGGCTCTAAGCCTATTGATACATTTCCTTGATTTCTATACTGTGCCATTATGCTAAACCTGCCTTCAAAGATCCCCAAGTTCCATTGCCTTTAAATGCTCCAACTATTATAGTCCCATTTGCATTAGATTTTGCTACTATTCCAATAACGCCAGAGTTTGTTGTTTCTGTTATTGGTTGTGTAGTTGTTAGTCCTCCAGAAGACCCAACATATAGTCTGCTACCAACTGAATAAGAAACTGTATTTACACCAGTAAATATTCCAGACACAACAACAACACCATCTGAAGAATCTCCCATTGCTGCTTGCGCTAGTCCCAATATTGGAAATGTTACTAAATTTGATGCTTGAGATTTTGTTATTTCTGGTTTTCCAGAAACAGAATCAAATCCAGAAATATAGACTGGATCTGTTTTATTTATTGTTACCCCACTATTATTTGTTACTTCTATTGTATGATAGGGTAGCCCTATTGTAGGCAGTACAGACTCTAATCTTTCAGCTAAAGATTGTATATCTGATGCAACATCTACTGGATCCGACAATACTGGATAAGGTAGATCGTATACTGGTGTTTCGCCTGATGCCATGATTCCTCTATTATATCATTAAAAGAAAGTTTGGTATAATAGAATATACCTATAAATGGAGGAATAAATATGAATAATGTTTGGATAGTAGTTCCAATCATTTCTAATAATGTAGATTTATCTGGTTTTGTAGAAAAATTTGCTGGTGGCTATACCGCCCCAGAATTCTATGAATCCGAGGTATTCAATCAAGAAACTAGAGAGATAGAAAAAAAGAGTATACCCCATCCTCATTTTGGAAAGTCTGGCCTTGATTTTTCAAATAAGATTATTTTTGTAAACACAAAGCCTAGTTATACAGAATATAACAATGTTGTACATTTAGAAGATTTTGATGATATCAGCATATATCGTGCCTGGAATTTAGGAATTGATCATGCTGTATCCAATGGGGCAGAGTATGTTGTTTTGTTAAATGGAGTAATTGACTTTGATCCATTTGTAATTTTTGATTCATATAATGCCATAATTGAACAAGAAAAAGAACTAGTGAATATATTTGATGGTGCTGTTATGATTTTATCTGCATCATCTTCATTAAGACCAGATAATCAGTTCCAGATTTGGTTTGGAGATAACGATTTATATCGTAGATCTGAATCAGTTTTGGGATATAGTAGATCTGACTATTTTAGATTAGATTACTTAATTGAACATAACAATGATGAAACATTTAATTCAATTGTTAAATCTGATGAATCTAAATATAATGCTAAGTGGAGCTAATTTTTTCAAATAGTTCGTTCCACTCTTTTGCTCTTAATTCCCAAGAGTAGTTTTCATTATAAAAATCAGATTGTTTTTGTAGTTTATTCTGTGTTGATATAGACCAATAATTATCTATTTCTTCATTAAGTACCTTCGCATATGCTGGAATAAAAGTCTCTGGAACTGCCTGCATTGGCATTAGCCTTGCATATTCTGATCCAGTTTCATATAGCGCTCCTAAATTTGTAGTAACCATACGACAGCCAGCAGCTCCTGCTTCAACCATAGCCAAGCAGCATGTTTCTTCAAATGTACTTGGATATGCAAATATATGTGCTTCTTGTAAAGCCTTTTTAATGATATCATTTGTTGCATATCCCATATAATTAACATTTTTCATGTTACGAGCTATTTCAAAATGTTCTTCATATACCCCGTTGGTATGAGCCTCATATCCTGTTCCATACATTTTTGCAGAAGAATATATATCCAATTCAACATCATCTCTATTTAACATTTCAAATGCTGGAAGAAGCATATCTAGTCCACGAAATGGAGCTGATGTATAAATAAGTTTTAATTTTCCATCTTTAGTTTTTGGTTTAAATTCAATTGGCTCTATTGCATTTTTTATTACATAAGCATTTTCAAGTGGAATCCTAAATACCCAACGATACTTTTCATGTTGCCAATTTGATACATATACAAATGAATTAATAGCATTCATAAAAGATGGGTCTGTATACCCTGGCCTTAATGACTCATCACTGTGTGCCAAATGCTGCCATAATAAATTCTTTTTTGTATATTTAATGTTTTTAAAGTATGGATTAGACAATACTATATTTATATCTTCATGTTCTTTTATATTTGTATATTTATATAGGCCATGTTTTAATATTTCTGTACCACCCATTGGTGGCATAACATCATCCTTATTTATAGAGTCTGATGTTTTTTGTAACCAATCCATATTAACCCCTAGTTGTATGTTTTTTTCTGCCAAAACTGTTGTTTATAAGAACGAACAATTTTTGATTTTAATAAAAAACCATTTTTAAGATTTTCATTTTCATTAAACTCTACTTTTTCACTTTTCCAGTCTTCTCTTTTAAAAGGAATAACTTGACATATTGGTGTTCCTTTTTCAAGAATAAAAATATCTTTATCAATTACAGAATCAAGCAACTGAAATGGAAGTTCTACTCCAAGCTTATACATATCAGTATCAACTACTCCAGAGAATGTTCTGAATGGTAGATCGTGTCTGTTTAATGGATGAGTAAACAAAGTACTATATCCTTTTGGAGTAATAATTCTCCAGCCTGGT